TCTCAACAAGATGGAACGCGCCGGGTGCGTTGATGATGAATTTGCCACTCATCTTGTTACTTGGTCAGACGTTATACGTAAAACCTATTTTGAAGGTGGTATAGACGAGCTGGTCAGCACCCGGCGCTTGGAACACATTGTCAATGCCTTTGCAGTCTTTAAGGACAAGATTAAGGCTATCACTTTGTGTACTAATCGTTTTGATCCTGATACTAAACAGGCGTTTGTTGATTTGTACAGCAAAGTTGATCCTTCAAATCTTCAAACATCAGAAGAATCTACTACTGATATGTACAGTGAGGAGATTAGTTTTTAATTATGAATTATAAATTTAATGAAGATATTTTGGTAGAAGAATTTATGGATTACATAGATTCTACCTATGCAGGACACTACGGCCAAGGCGGACTACAATCCGCTGAGGTCATTGTTGATAGGGGGCATGGACTCGGATTCTTTCTGGGCAATGTTGATAAGTACAATGCTCGGTATGGTAAGAAAGGTGAGCCAGAAGACTATCGTAAAGATTTGTTTAAAGTAATTCATTATGCCTTTTTAGCATTAAATGAGCATGATAGAATTTACAAGACATATAAATAAGAGTAAACTCTTTACTTTTATTAGGAGATATAAATGGGATTTAAAGTACAATTCACAATGACAAAACCCTCTGAGGATACGGACGTATCTACTATGAAGGTGATAGAAGACCCACTAGCAATTACAAGTCTCTTATCTAAATACGAAGGCACTCAAGAAATTTTTAAAGAAGGAGCAGTAAAGAGTATAATTTACGGATTTCCAACACAAGCAAATTGGCAAGCGTTTTACAACGAAGCACTTCCAATCTGGAATAAAGCTGGATTGATGAGTAAAGCTGCCAATTTAGGTATTACATACGATGTTAAGGTTGTAGAAAACAATTGACAAGTTAGTTTGTGTATGTTATAGTATACAATGTATGTTATAGTATACGAATATTATTTTATTTATGGAGATATATTATGAAGTTGAGTACAAACACTGTAGAAGTTTTTAAGAACTTTGCATCTATTAATCCTAACATTCTTATTCGCGCTGGTGATTCTATATCTACCATTAGTGCAGGTAAGAACATTTTTGCTAAAGCTAAAATTCAAGAAACCTTTGATCGTGAATTTGCAATTTACGATTTGAATAGTTTCTTAGCTACTCTTAGCTTGGCAAATAATTCTGACATTAAATTTGAAAATGAATTCTTGCAAGTTGAGATTGATTCAGGTACAATGCAGTATTATTATTCAGACCCGTCAGTTATTCAAGCCGCGCCTGATAAAGAAATTCAAGTTGATAATTATTTTCAGTTTACTCTTACGAAAGAGGCACTTAAAACTATTTTTAGCACTGCTTCGGTAAGTCAAGCTACTATGTTTAGCGTGATTGGTAATGGAACTAACGTTAGTATTGTTGTTGGTGATCCTAAAACTCCATCAAGTAATAATTATCAGAAAACAATTGCAGCTTCGAATAAAGTATTCAAAGCACATTTGCCAATTGATAGTTTGAAAATTATGAATGACACCTATACTGTAACAGTTTCAGAAAAGAAATTCTTCTATCTAGAAGGCACCGCTGGTAGTTCACGATACTGGTTGGCACTTGATAAAGATTCGGAGTTTTAATCATGGATGAATCTAAACTTATTGTAGAAGTGCGCGAGACTGGCAACGGATGGTTGGTTTCATTTACTAAGTGGGATGATACCGTAGAGTTTGTATTTGCCCGTGCAGGTTCTGCAATTAGTATGGTTAAGAAGGTTATGACAGGTCAAGAAAATCCATTCAAAGGAGAAAAATGATGGAAGAAGATACCGATCTATCTCTATTTCGTAATAAGGTCGCTGAAATGAGTAAGACTCTGGACACCATTCTTGAGAAGAAAGAAACAGGTAAACATATTGAATTATCTATTAATGATGCGACTAATGTTTTTGAAAAGTTGGGCTGATCTTATTTTATATTATGGAGTTGTGAATGGAACATTTTTTATGGGTCGAAAAGTATAGACCGAAGACCATTAATGAATGTATTCTGCCAGAATCTATCAAAAACATGTTTAAGGAATTTCTCTCTAAAGGAGAAATTCCTCATTTGTTATTGTGTGGTACAGCAGGTACAGGTAAAACTACAGTAGCACGTGCCCTCTGTGAAGAACTTGGTGCTGACTATATTATCATCAATGGCTCTGATGAAGGTCGTCAAATTGATACCCTGAGAACTAAGATTAAACAGTTTGCTAGTGGTGTTAGTTTTGGACAAGGCACTAAAGTTGTTATTATAGATGAGGCTGATTATCTAAACCGAGAATCAGTACAACCTGCACTACGGGCTTTTATAGAAAACTTTTCTGATAATTGTCGATTCATTTTTACTTGTAATTATAAGCAAAAGATAATTGCACCTCTGCATAGTAGAACCACCGTTATTGATTTTAAATCTAATAAAGCAGATAAAGCAGCCCTTGCTTCTGCCTTTATGAAACGGATGCAAGGTATACTTAAAGCAGAAAATGTAGAATACAAAGATAAAGTGTTGGTTGAATTGTTGATGAAGTACTATCCTGATTATAGGCGAGTGCTTAATGAGTTGCAACGGTATAGTTCTTCTGGTATTATTGATGAAGGCATTCTTAGTAATTTTTCTGAGATAAATACTAAGGAGTTGATAGATTCTCTTAAGGAAAAAGATTGGAAAAAGATGCGTCAATGGGTCGCTAATAATGTTGAGTCAGATCCTCAAGGTATTTTCAGATTCATATATGATAGTTTGATTCCTGAAATCACTACTATTCCTCAAGTAGTACTATTAATTGCTGACTATCAATATAAAGCCGCATTCGTGGCTGATCAAGAAATTAATCTTACTGCATGTTTAACTGAAATTATGGCGAGTGTAAAATTCAAATGATATATCATCACCTTGATCTTGACAATTTAACTAAAGAAGATTGTGTACAAACATTTGAACTTTTAAAGAAAGAGTTAGTTGTTGTAATTAAAAAAGCAAAGCCTGATCATGTCGGATTTTCAAAATTAATTTCCGGTATGAGTCATATTGCTAATTGGAATCAATTAATTTGGGATACCAGTGGCAACTATATTGGAAACGTTGAACGGTGTCCTGATCCTTGGACAGAAAGCATTGGTGTGCAGAGGGTGACTGCTGAGAAATCTAAAACAGGAGAAGGGTATTCTGGTATTTTTCCCAAGGGTAAATTAGAATGGCATGCCAATCTCAATGGACCGGATAGAGCTGATGGTGTTGCATTGCAAGGATATGCAGGTGTTGAAGGTACAGTTACTTCTTGGGTTGATACTAGACTTGCGTATGAAGTGATGCCAAAGAGTCTCAAAGAAAAGATTGCAGGAAAATATTGTACATATTATTACAATATGGAAAACTGGGCAGATATAGATAATAAACATCAATTGCAGTATATGCAGAAAAATCAAAAAGCATATCGCATGTGGATTGAACAGGAAAATATCGCGGGTGTCAAAGGGCTGTATTTTTATACAAACAATGATCTTAAAATTTCTAATGGCGATATAGAACTTTATCAAGAGATAAAAGATTTTCTATTTCAAGAACAGTTTATGTATCACCATGAATGGGATGTTGGTGACATTGTTCTAAGCGATCAGTTATTAACATTACACCGTAGACCTTTAAGACCAGATTCTGTATTTGAAAAAAGAATATTACATAGATTAACATTCCCAATAAGCAACACAGGGGAACCTAAATTTATAGTTGAAAAAAATAAGGATGTTCCTAATGATGATCTTGCATGACGATGACAGACTAAGAGTCTTTTATAAACCAGGTGATGGTAAAAATACTCTTGTTTGTTTTTCTGGTATTGATCTTGATACATTTGGATTTAATAATTATAATCCGGCTGCTGTAGATAATCCAGATTTTGTAAAAATTACAGAAGGACTTGTTGGTGATCGTTTCTGGGTTATTGATAAACTAAGAAGCTGGGGATCTTTGATAGATTGGGATTTTGTGCATAATTTAATCAGTCCTTATTTACATGGTAAACGTGTTATTGCTTTGGGTAATTGTATGGGTGGGACTAATGCTATTAAGTTTGCCTACCATACAGATGTTGATGTAGTGATAGCATTTTCCCCTCAATGGAGTGTTCATCCAGATATTATTACTCAAGATATATTTGATAGAAGGACTATCGGTTTCAGGGCTAGAGTTGTAGCGTCAGGTTGGAGAAGTTTAGAAGGTATGTTTAGACCAATGACAACCCATATTCATTTTTGGTCACCTAGTGAGATTGATGTTCCTCATATGATAGCATATCCTACTCTTCCCAATATCAAAAAGATATTTTTTCCTACTTTGTTACATAATATTGCTAGATTTTTAAAAAGTAATAATGTATTATATGATATATTAGATCAATGTATTGTAGCTGAAGATCCTCAAAAAGAAATATCTATTTTATGCGACAAAGTAGGAATATTGCATGAGTTATCTTAAAGAACTTGGAAAGCCTGATGATGTAGTTAATGAAAAAGATTTTGTTGTTAAGAACAACAAACTTAGCCCATTTGATTATATCAGCAGCATATGTTATGATAAAACTGATATTATGCAAGACGAAAAAGATGAATCACAGTACAACGCCTTTATGATTAACCGTGGTTTAGGTTTTGGTTCGGATACAGTCATTGCTGCAAATGAAATGAATAGTAGACCGCACCTTGATAATAAAATTCAATATGATTTTTTGAGAGCAGTCATACGAAAAGGCAAGAGATATAATAAGTGGATAAAAGCAGAAGAAGAAAATTTAACGGTGATACAAGAGTACTTTGGTTATAGTTTTAATAAAGCAAAGGAAGCATTAAAAATATTAACTGATGATGATCTTAGCAAGATAAAAGATTTTATGAAAAAGTCAAAAGGCGGTCGATTATAAATATAGTTGTCATCATGAACAATTATAATTAGAAAGGACGTATGAAATGAGTGAGCGAGATAATTTTTTTACAATTGATTATCCTGGCTATCAACCGCTAGAAGTCTTGTTAGAAGATCCTGAAAATTTTCTGAAAATAAAAGAAACTCTTTGTAGAATAGGTGTTGCCTCCAAAAAAGACAATACACTATTTCAGTCTTGCCATATATTGCATAAGCAAGGAAGGTATTACATTACGCATTTTAAAGAATTGTTTGCTTTGGATGGTAAAGAAGCGGACTTCATGGAAAATGACTTAGAGAGACGTAATACTATTGCTAAATTATTAGAAGATTGGGGGTTGTTAAAAATCATTTCTACTTTAAAAGAAGATGAATTTTGCCCTCTTAATAAAATTAAAATTATATCATTTAAAGAAAAAAATGAATGGA